CTTTTGGGGGGTTGCCTGCCTTCGGCCTACCCCCCTTATTGCCATGCTCAGAACCCAGGTGACCGAACTCCGCGCCCTTCGCGCCGTTAGCTCTCCCGGTCTCGGCCCGCTGTTCACGCAGGCGCTCGTCATCGACCATGCGCTTCGAGAAGATGGCACCTTGCTCTGTGCGCCGAGCCACGCCGTTGTCGACAAGCTCGTCGAGAAGCCTCTTCACCTGAGCGGCTGGCACGCCGATCTGGCCGGCGATCTGCGCGGGCGTCATGGGCTTGCCGTTGAGCATCAGGTGGCCGTAGGGCTCGCACTCGTGGGCGACACACATCAGGTCGATCCAGAGGCCGCGAGCAGCCAGAGAGCACGCGCGCAGCTCCACGTCCTTGCGCCAGTCGGCGGGGTAGAACTGAAAGGCCGGGCGCTTGGCCTTCTCGGTCATGCGATGCCCCCGGTCAGCAGCTTGCGAATGGCCTCGACATGCGGCGGTGCGATCAGCACCAGGTCGCCGGGCTCGCGCTCGATCTGAAGGACGCCATTCGTCCACAGGCAGGCGCGGAAGCCCTGGTCGTCCTTCGTGGTCGGGCCTTCCTCGATGCGTGGCGCTGGCCGCTTCGGTCGGGCTGGTGCAGGCTCGGGCGCAGGCTCCACCGGCTTGACGAAGACGGGCACCTCGTCGACCAGTTCGAACGGGACTGCAGCGGGCCTGGAAGCCTTCGGCAGGGCCGTGAAGTCCGTCAGGGACCACCACCAGGGCGACCTGGGGTGATCGTCGCGCTGGCGCCGGAAGATGCGGCCTTTCGACAACGCGGCCACAAGGCATGCCTGGAGCAGCGTCGGCGCGAGGCCCAGCGCTTCGGTGATCTGCGAGGTGGTGACCTCTGCCCCTTGAGGCAGCGTCTCAAGGTAGGCTAGAGCGCGGAAGGCCACGGTGCCCGGGCGGGGTTCGTAGCTCATCGGACCGCCCCGCTGCACGGTGTGCACAGCTTCCCGAGGATCGGATGCTTCTTCTGCCCCGCTGCGCTCTCGACGTGCTTGCCGCAGCGGCCACAGGAGCCGACCCAGCGGCCCTGGCCTCGGAAGGCGGCGTGCGTGGGCTTGTAGGTGTTCGCGTGGCCGCGACGAAGTGGCGCGCTCATGCTTCCGTCCCTCCGTCGCTCACAAGTTCGCCATTGCGCCAGGAGCGCGTGACGCTAGGGACCTGCACAGGATCGTGGGGCGGCTCGCGTAGCTCTATCTCGTCCCATTCGGCCTCGACATGGGCGCCACAGAAGCCGCAGTAGAGCTGCCGGCACGAGTCGCCGATGCAGGTGGCATCGACCAAGCAGCGGGGCTCCGGACAAAAGCACTGCACCCCTACCTTCTCGGGCGACTCACCCTTCTGTGGGGGTGCGGGGTCGGTGGTGAGGTCTACGCTGCGGCGCATGGACTGCTCACTTCGCATCGGCTTCGGCCACCGGGTTGACCTGCTCACGCAGGACGCTCCAGGCGACGTCGGGGCGCAGTTCTTCGCAGCGGACCTCGCCGCCGGTCAGTCGCTCGATGTGCGGGCAGTGCTCGGCTGGAACACGGCGTCCCGGATCGCGCCACTGGCCGACTGCGGCCTTCGTCACCCCCAGCGCGTTCGCCAGCGCTACCTGGGATCCCAGAAGCCTGGCGGCGCGTTCTAGGGGGTGCTCGATGCTTGAGTTGATGTCGTCCATAGGCCGGGAGTCTAGGATTTCTAGACGCTTCAGGCAAGTTCTTGTGCTCGCCGGCCGCCAGCGCCCGGACACTAATTGCCCGCGCCGCCTGGCAATTGCGGCCCTTGACTACCGATCGACTTCGCCGCCCACGACAGCCTGCCAAGTGCTGATTTTTTCACGTCCTGGCGATTTTCCGTAGACCGTCGTCAAGTTTCGCTTGACCTGCATGTCTAGCGTTTCTATACTTCCTCTCATCGCATCACCCCGATGCAGTGGAGGAACAGATGGTCGACATCACCCCCGCGCTGTCCAGGGCCTACGCCAAGGTCCTGACCGCTGAGACGATCACGCAGGACCAGATCCAGGAGGCCGAGTACCGCGTCCTGTCCGACATGGACAGCTTCACCGACTGGCTGGGCGCTGCGTGCATGAACACCGACCCGGTGCGGCTGGGCTTCGTGCCGGTGCGCAACGAGCGGACCAAGGCGTACAGCGACCAGTTCTCCGACCGGCTGCCCTGCATGTCGGTGGCCGAGCTGCTGTGCCTGTCGCTCACGAGGTCGCAGTGGTCTGCCGACGCGATGGTCGAACTGCGCAGCCGGTACGTGGCCGCCAGCGCCAAGCGCATCCACAGCATCGCGGGGGGCCTGTGATGACCCCGGCCCGCGCCTCTCAGACGCAAGCCGCCATCGACGCGAGCTTCGACCAGCGCATCCCCGTGGGGGAAGCCACCGAGCTGGACCTGTCCGACCTGATGCCCTACGAGCGGAAGGCGCTGCCCGAGGCGGTCGCCGCGTTCTGCAGGGCGTTCGACGACACCGTGACGGGGGAACTTCAATGAGCAAGCTGACGATCACCAAGGAGCGCATCCACGCATGGGAAGCCTGCATGTCGGGCGTCCGGTGGTTCCTTGAGAAGTTCCCGCAGTCCGGCGAGTTCGCGGACGTGTACGCAGCCCTGATTGCTGACAAGCGCACCGACGACGCTGGTTGGCTGGCGGATCGCGTGTTCGCTGAACTGGACACGGTGGAGCTTGTCGGACAGACCCTGGCGCTGTGCGGCGCGGACGAGACAAAGATCAAGGCTCGCGCCAAGGATGGCGATGTCGTCGTGACGACTGACGACTACGCCAACGCAGCGACCACGGGCGACTACGCCAACGCAGCGACCACGGGCACCAGCGCCAACGCAGCGACCACGGGCGACTACGCCAACGCAGCGACCACGGGCTACAGCGCCAACGCCGCGACCACGGGCAACAGGGCCAACGCCGCGACCACGGGCAACAGGGCCAACGCCGCGACCACGGGCTACGGGGCCAACGCCGCGACCACGGGCTACGGGGCCAACGCCGCGACCACGGGCTACGGGGCCAACGCTGCGACCACGGGCGACTACGCCAACGCAGCGACCACGGGCAACGGGGCTATTGCAGCCTCACTCGGGTACGCCAGCAAAGCCAAGGCAGAGAACGGCGGCGCCATCGTGATCGTCAACCGAGCGGGCGACATGAGCATCCGGCACATCTTTGCCTCCAAGGTAGGCGAGAACGGCATCAAGCCTGGCGTCTGGTACGAACTGAGCGCCGATGGCAAGCCTGTGGAGGTCGTATGAACACCACCACCCGCCGCCACCCTCGCACCCTGGCCGAAGCGTTCCCCGACGAGCGCGCCCACTGCATCGAGCGCCCCCGGTATGACGTGACCCGCGCCGGCCACCGCGCCGTGGTGCTGTTCTGCTGCATCGGGATCGTTGGCGTTGTCGGCGCCATCGTGATCGGGTGGCTGCAATGAGCCGCGTCCGCCACTGCTGGCCGGGCACAGACGCCCACCTTCGACTGGTGCACGACGTGCGCGACACCAAGACCGAGCAGGCCCGCCGCGACTTCGACGACGCCTTCGACACGCGCATCGAGCCGTGGCACATGCCGCACATGAACCAGCCGGTGGTGATCCCTCTGGACACCAGCTTCCGCGCCCGCCTGATGCGTGCCGTCGACCGACTGCTGGACAACTTCGTCAACCTGCGGAGCCCTCTGTGAGCACCATCTACACCGCCCTGGTCGCAGCGATGGCCGACATCGCCAAGACCGGCATCGCCAAGGCCAGCAAGGCCGACCTGGGCGGGGCCAAGGTCAACTTCCGCGGCATCGAGGACGCGATGAACCAGATGTCGGTCGTCCTGATCCGGCACGGCATCAGCGTCACCCCGGCCTATTCCGACCTGAGCATCACGGAGCGCGACAAGGGTGGAGGCAAGGCCACTCGCTTCGTCACCGTGAAGGGCCGCTTCACGTTCGCAGCTGCTGACGGTTCCTCGGTGGCCTGCGAGTGCTACGGGGAAGCGATGGACTCGGGCGACAAGGCCACGACGAAGGCGCAGTCCGTGGCCTTCCGTACCGCTCTGTTCCAGCAGTTCGTGGTCCCCACGATGGCGATGGACCCCGAAGCGGACGGCGAAGAGGACGACACCGACGATGCCCTGCTGGCCGAGTTCCGCGACGCCGCGCTGGGCGGGGCTGCCGCGCTGCGCGAGTTCTTCAAGACGAAGAAGCCGCCCGAGGCGTTCTGGCGCATCCACGGCGACTCGCTCAAGGCTGCCGCAGCCGCAGCGGATCAGGGGGCGAAGTGAAGATCATCGACGCACCCCAGGGCAGCCCGGAGTGGTTCGCCGCTCGCGCTGGCAAGGTCACGGCCTCGCGCATCTCTGACGTGCTCGCCAAGGGCCGCGCAGGGGCTCCGAGCGCCACCCGCGCCGCCTACATGGGCGAGCTGATCGCCGAGACGCTGACGGGACAGCCGGCCAACGCTTTCCAAGGCAACGCAGACACCGAGCGAGGCATCGAGCTGGAGCCGGCCGCCCGGGCCGCCTACGAGGTCCGCACGGGCACGATGGTCATGCCGGTGGGTCTGGTGATCCATCCCCGGATCGAACGCTCTGGCGCTTCGCCTGACGGCCTGGCTGGCGATGGCCTGCTCGAGGTGAAGTGCCCGCGCATCCACGTCCACTTGTCCTATCTGCTGTCCGGTGAGCCCCCGGCATCCTACGTCCCACAGATGGCCTGGCAGGCAGCCTGCACCGAGCGCCCGTGGGTGGACTTCGTGAGCTACTGCCCCGCGATGCCTGATGACCTTCGGCTGTTCGTGGTCCGGTACGAGCCGAGCATGGCCTACCTGAAGGAGATCGAGGGCGCTGTCGTCGAGTTCCTGGCCGAGCTGGACGAGAAGCTGGTGCGCATCGCCAAGCTGCGGGCCGCGTGATGACCGACTACGCCGAATTCTTGGACAACAAGGCGCAGATCGAAGGCAATCACGGCTTTTCGCCGCTGTGGCTGCCGCCGTTCTTGTTTGACTTTCAAGCCGCGATGGTGGAGTGGGCAACTCTCAAGGGTCGCGCCGCGATCTTCGAGGACTGCGGCCTTGGCAAGACCGTGCAAGAGCTTGTCTGGTCTGAGAACGTGGTGCGCCACACGGGCGGCAATGTCCTGCTGCTGACCCCTCTGGCCGTTGCACGCCAGATCGAGGAAGAGGCGCAGAAGTTTGGAGTGCGGGCCAAGGTGTCACGCGATGGCACGGTTCACCCAGGCATCACCATTGCCAACTACGAAAAGCTGCACTTGTTCCAGCCCTCTAGCTTCGCCGGGTTGGCCTGTGATGAGTCCAGCATCCTCAAGTCTTACGACGGGCAGACGCGCCAAGCGATCACCACGTTCGCCCGGAAGATGAAGTATCGACTGCTGGCCACGGCGACGGCCGCGCCGAACGACTTCACCGAGCTTGGAACGTCGAGCGAGGCGCTTGGCTACCTGGGCTACATGGACATGCTCGGGCGGTTCTTCAAAAACGACTTGAACAATGCCGCGACTGGCCGCTTCCGTGGCGAGGTCATCAAGTGGCGCCTCAAGGGTCATGCAGAGCTTCCGTTCTGGCGCTGGGTGTGCTCTTGGGCCAGGGCCATCCGCAAGCCTTCCGACATGGGCTTCGACGATTCACGGTTCATCCTTCCGCCGCTGGTCGAACGCGAGCACCTTGTCGATACCGAGCAGGCGGCAGAGGGCTATCTGTTTGCGCTGCCGGCCGCAGGCTTGAAGGAACAGCGCGAAGAGCGCCGCCGCTCCCTGTCGGAGCGGTGCCAGCGCGTGTCCGACCTCGTGCGTGACACCGGAGAGCAGGCGCTTGTCTGGTGCCACCTGAACGCCGAAGGGGAGGAACTTGAGCGCCGCATCCCTGACGCCATCCAAGTGGCCGGCTCCGACTCTGACGACGACAAGGAAGCGAAGCTGATGGACTTCGCCAGCGGAAACGCTCGCGTGCTTATCACGAAGCCAAGCATCGGCGCGTGGGGGCTGAACTTCCAACGATGCGCGCACATCACGTTCTTCCCGTCGCACTCTTTCGAGCAGTACTACCAGGGAGTTCGTCGGTGCTGGCGCTTCGGACAGAAGCGCGAGGTCCGCGTCGACATCGTGACAACGGAAGGCGAACGCGGCGTGCTGGCCAACCTGCAGCGCAAGGCGACTCAGGCCGACCGGATGTTCTCCAACCTCGTCGCGGAGATGAATGCTGCCCAGGCAATCGACCGCGCATCGCAATTCTCAAAGACTCAGAAGGTGCCCGAATGGCTGTCAACGATCAAGTGATCTCGGACAAGTACGCGATCTATCACGGCGACTGCATCGAGGTCATGCAGGGCCTGCCGGCGGGCAGCATCCACCTGTCGATCTACTCCCCGCCGTTCGGTGGGCTGTATCACTACAGCAGCAGCGACCGCGACCTGTCGAACTGCGACGACTACGACACGTTCTTCGATCACTACGCCTTTGTGGTCCGCGAGCTGCACCGCGTCACCATGCCGGGCCGTATCACTGCGGTCCATTGCATGGATGTCCCGCGCTCCAACAGCGGGACCGACAGCTATCTCGACTTCCCCGGAGACATCATCCGCCTGCACGAGCGCGAGGGCTGGCGATACACCGGCCGGCGAATGATCTGGAAGGAACCGCTTGAGGTTCGCCTGCGCACGATGCAGAAGAACTTGGCGCACGCATCGCTGGTGGCCGACTCCATTGACTGCGGCGTCGCCAGCGGCGATTACCTGTTGACGTTCCGCCGCACAGGAGAGAACCCCGTTCCGGTGCAGCACCCGGTCGGGATGCTTGAGTACGCCGGGGAACGGATGCCGCCCAATGACGTGCTCCCCTACCGTGGGTGGAAAGGGAAGCAGACAGAGAACCGCTTCTCGCACTGGATCTGGCGCCAGTACGCCGATTGCATGTGGGATGACATCCGGTTTAATCGAGTCCTCCCATACCGTGAGGCGCGCGACAGCGAGGACGAGAAGCACGTCCACCCGCTGCAATTGGACGTGATCGACCGATGCGTCGAACTGTTCTCGAACCCTGGCGAGACGGTGTTCACGCCGTTCATGGGTGTCGGCAGCGAGGTCTACTCGCCTGTAATCTTGGGCCGTCGAGGTATCGGCGCTGAACTCAAGGCGGCCTACTTCCGACAGGCGGTCAAGAACGTGCAGGCCGCCGCTGAGGGCATTCGCTTCGACGCGCAGACCGGCGATATGTTCGATGAACTGGCAGCGGAGACGGCCTGATGTTCCCGAAGTCGCGCCCGGTCAGGTCCGACAGCTACCGCCGCTGGGTCGCCTCGCTGCCGTGCATCAATTGCGGCATCCAGGGCTACAGCCAGTCCGCCCACGCCAACGGTGGAGGCATGGGCACAAAGGAGTGCGACCTGCGGACGTTCCCGCTGTGCTGCACCAGGCCGGGCGTGCTCGGCTGCCATCGGCAGTTCGATCTGTGCATCGAAATGACCAAGGCGCAGCGCCGGGAACTGACCGAGGACTACGTGAAGCGGACAGTCGCCCTGGCCCGCAAGGTGGGGCGGCCCGAGTTCATGGAGGCCGCGTGAGCTTCCTTCGCACCTTCGTCCTTCACGGGCCAGAGCAGGCCAAGCTGCTGCACGCCTTCCTCAAGTCCAACGCTGCCGCGATGGCGCAGCGGGGCGAACCGCTCGAAGTGCGCGTGACCATCTACAAGGCCAAGCGGTCCAAAGACCAGAACTCTCTGATGTGGAGGCTGCTTGAGCAGATCGCCGACCAGGCGTGGGTGCATGGCCAGCAGTTTGGCGCCGATGTCTGGAACGTCCACTGCAAGCGCGAGCTGCTGCCAGAGGAAACCGCCCGCGGGGTCAAGAAGTGGCGCGTCATGCCCAACGGCGAGCGCGATCTGTTCATGAGCACATCCGACCTGGACGTGTCCGAGATGTCCACCTACATCGACAAGCTGTCCGCTTATGCAGCGGGCGAACTAGGCGTCGAGTTCGACGCGCAACCGGCCTAAGTGCCACCACAGGAGAAACGATGACCTTCACCTTCGACAAGCCCACCGCCGTCCGCCTCGTCCACGTCAACCTGCGGGAAGAAAAGCACGGTGACGAGTCCGTGGCGGCCATCGACCTGAAGTTCGTGCGCACGCATGGCAACGACCAGCTCGCGCTGCTGCACCCGAAGCTCAAGGAATCCTTCTACTTTCGCGCCGACGAGACCGAGAAGCAGGACGACATCGACGGCGTGGAACAGATCGCGCCCAACCTGCGCTTCCCGGCAATCCCGTCGCTGGTCTGGGATCTGGAGATGACCGGCTGCAGCGTCGTCGTCGACTACGGCCTGGGCGAAGGCTCGAA